TCTAATTCTATATCTAGGGGACAGAATAAAATTTTATCTAACATATAAGATAGGTAACCTTATACCTAAATGATAAAAAATGTGTTAATGTATAGCTGTCCAAGAACCACCGGCCACAGCTTTTATTTTTGCTGCTCCTGTGTCGTAGTACATCATGCCGTTTACTCTGTTTCCTGATCCACCAATAGCAGTATCGGCTGCGGTTTCGTCGGCATAAGTAGGAAGCACCGGCATATTATTAAAAGTAGTTTTAGTTGTAGCAATTGTTAGTCTGCTAGCAGAGACTCCGCTGGTATTGCTGGTAAAAAATTCAAATCGGCCAGGAACTATTCCTGTAGATACTGCTCCGTCAGTGACCACACGAATTTGAGCTACGCCAACGTTGTTAGTTCCGTCGTAGCCTGCAAACGCAAAATCAAAAATTGGATCCCCATTTAGAACTGCCAAGGGCGTTCCTGTCTGTCCAGGGAAACTTGGTACCCCTCTTGCCCTAACTAAGATAACGTTGCTGGCATTTGAAGAACTATTATGCCCAGAAAAAATCTGTAAAGGTCCAGAAGTAACGTCGTTGGCGAAAAGAAAAAGATTTCCAGATTCGTTAAAACGCCCTGCTTCTTGTTCATTCCCTAGAGTATTCGTAATTAAAAATCTTAAAGATGAGGGCATTACACCAGGAGATACTGTGCCAGTAACTCTTGCTTGGATTTGCGCCGAACTAATGGTGTTTGTGCCGTCATAACCATTAAACTGAATGCTTCCTACTCTATCGTTAGTGATTAATGATAAAGGAGTATCAAGTGTTCCTCTAGATCTTCTTAGAACCAATCTAGTGGCTTGATCATCATTATGAGCAGCAGTGACCGCAAGAGGAAAACTTGAGAACTCTGTAGACTGAAAGTTGCCTCCATCTACTACTCTTAGAGAGCCCTCGGACGTTACATTTGAATTGAATAATACTGTCGGTGTAACTATAATAGGTGAACTGTCTGCTGAGTCGATGAAATTTGTAAAAATATTGCCAGTCACACTACCAGTAATATTCCCACTCACATTACCAAGTAAATTACCAGTGAAACCACCTGCTGCCGTTATTGTTCTTGTAGATGCGTTGACAATAATTGTGCTATCATCTCCAACAATATTAATATTGTAGTTCATTCCGGCTTCAACACCGGCACCTGATCCTGTTCCAATGACAACACCATTAATTGTGGATCCTGCTGGTAAGTTTACTGCAGAACCTGTGGCTGTAATAGTAGCAGAGCCAAGCTCAATGCTAGAACCACTTAGATATAAATCTCTAAATCTATTTGATGCACTGCCTAAATCATATGCTTCATTGACGTTTGGAACAACATTGCCTTTGACTGTTCCGTCTAAATTAACTGCGCCCGATAGTGCGTTTAACAGTAATGTAGAATCAGAAGCATAAACAGATCCTTTAAATCCAGCCGCTTCTATAGTACCATCAAACGATGATAGATCGAATGTAGAATTTATACGCCCTAGTGTGTCGTCGTAGGTAAAGGTGATGTTTTGGTGTGTACCACTAGTTAGCATTGTAGAAGCAATGTCTTGGACATCCTCTGTGACTAGTGTTCCTGCGGGTAAACCGCCGGCTGTGGTTCCGTTTCCGATATACAACGAATTTGTTGATGTATCCCAAATAAGTTCGCCCACAACTGGGGTATAACTCATTCGATCTGCGGTTGGTCCACGTCTGATTTGTAAGGCCATATTAATAACTCCGAGGCAATGTTAGTACTAGTATTTATGCCACTGTATCAGAACCTCGAGCCAAAAAAATAGGACTCCAAAGAGCCCTATTTTAAACTGCATAGTTTACTACATTGTAGGTCCGTTGCCACTTTTAAAGCCTACTACACCGCCTTCTTCGGCAATGCGCTTTAATACATCTTCAAACAATATAGGCGCAAAGTCTGGGATTTGCTCTACGCATACACAATGGTAGCGTGGATCTATCTCATCACTATATAAGATATCCCCAGTCTTAGCATCAACTCCGCGGGCTTTACGAACACGATTTGCGTGTAAGTGTCCGTGAATGTTAACTCCGAAACGTCCTAAGCTGTCGCTGTGTACAGGAATATGGCTTAAGATCATACCGTTCATAACATGGTAAGCACGTAATTCACGGAAGTGAGCACGATAATCCTCGTCCTTAAAGATATCGTGGTTTCCGCGGATTAATACTTTGTCACCGTTTAATCTACGCATTATTGCCAACGCTTTACGGTTAATAACAACGTCGCCTAAATGGTAGACTTTGTCAGTGGGTTTGACCCGTTCGTTCCAGGCCTTAACCATAGCTTCGTCCATTTCTTCGGGACTGTCCCATGGACGCAATTTTGTGAAGCCATCGTTGCGGGTAAAGCGACATACACCAGTGTGTCCAAAGTGCGTGTCGCTTACTAAGAATACACTTGGCATATTAGCCTCCTTTAGTAAGTTTCTTTTACAATATCAAATTCTTCAACAGGCCATTTGGCTTTAAATTCATCTGTTTTAACATATTCATTATAGGTTTTAGCTTCAAAAAACACCTTGTGGAATGCTGTTGTAAATGTGCCTTTGGGATGAATTGTCAAATAAATTGATTTTGCCTTGCCTGCCATAATATGTCCTTTATTGTTTAAGTATATATTATAGCATCAATTTACTAATCAGTCAACCGATCTAAAGGTACGCCAATCATCAAGATTGGGTTTTTCGTTTTCGTCGTAGGTCCAACCTAAAGCCTTCATCATACGATGCTTAACCAGTAGATTTGGACTACGGAATCTGCCCGTATCTTCAAAACCCAACATAACGCCAACTTCACAAACCGCACCCGATCTGCAAACACCTGCATAGCAGTGAACAACTACATTCATTCGATTAGCTAGTGCGTGTTGCAATAGTCGAACAAGTTCATTGGCCTGTTCCTGACTGCATTTCATTGCTTCTTCTAGCACCGAGTCCTGTTCTTCTACATCCAAGAACTCAAAGTTATGAATCTCTTTGAACTTGTGTGCAGGAACAGGGCGCCAACTTGCTGGATCTACAATGCTGATTAACATACTATTCTCTCCAGCTTCGTGATGGAATCTTGTAGGTATATCAGCAGCCGCCACATTTTCAATCCAAGGCATTATACTCTCTCCTTTTTCATTCGGCCAATACGATTGGCCTTGTTCCAGGTGTAGGCAACACCGTCAGGGGTCTTTCCATCTACTACACTATCAACACCAAATTTACCTACGATTTCAAATTCGCCACCTTGTATAGTGACAAATATGTTTAATTCCTTGGCAAATGCCATTGCCAAATCTAAGTTGGCAAATTCTGTTTCTTTGTTTTTATCTATTACTTTATACATGCTGTTATTATACGATCTTTAATCCAATTTGTCAAATTTGTCTGTTGCATTTTTACAACAGTACTACATCTGGTCCGGCCAGCAGGAATCGAACCCACATTCAAGAGGTAGAAGCTCTTTGTATTATCCATTATACTATGGCCGGAAATTTGGAGCGGGCGATCGGGTTCGAACCGACGACAATCACGTTGGCAACGTGGCGCTCTACCAGCTGAGCTACGCCCGCATTATTGATACTCTATGTCTACTGCTAGTATAAATCTGTACTGATCACTTTGTACTATTCCAGGTCGGTGCCATTCGTTGCCTGGGTAAATTAACCATTTGCCGTCTTCGGGCCTTACAAAAAACTTACCTTCAGATCCAGGTCCGTTGGGAGCCATCTCTGTACCACAGTAGTCTCTATCTTGTACGTCTTCTGGAATATGTAAGTAAAATATACCGCTTAACATCTTTCCATTAGGCAACTGTGGATGCCAATGATGGTGCCAAAGATTATCTCGATTTTCGGCACCCTGGAGATTGGTCATGAAACTCCAAGCCATCATGTTGCTTACTTTTACTTCATGTCCTAAGTACATAAACACGCTCATCAAGAAACTCATACGATATTTTAACCAGACAGATTCTGGTCGAGCGAAGATATTTTCTTTAGTTTGATATTTAGGACTGTTAGTAAAATAATTACCATCAGCAATGATTGATTTAATAATGCCTATGGCTTCTTGATTGTCAGCTTGCGTAATTATAGAACTGAAATCAAATTTTCTAAAAGTATCGTTATGATCGATTACTGTGTGCATATTATGGAGCGGAATATCAGAATCGAACTGATGACCGAAGATTGGAAATCTGCTGTTTTACCATTAAACTAATCCCGCATACTGTTATTTACTTCAACTTATTCGTGATCCTCTGGAGTACTGGCTAAAGGACTCGTAGAAGGTTTTTTCTTTGACCAAGATGAATAACTAGATCCTTCTTCTCTGCTACTAACATTCCTACCAATCTTTTGAATGACTCCGCCCTTGGCAAGGAACTCTAAGATTGCAGGGTCTGTTTCTACTCGTTCTTCTTCTACTTTTTCTTTTGTCATTATTGCCTTTTATAAAAAATGGTCGGAGTACAAGGATTCGAACCTTGGACCTCCTGGTCCCAAACCAGGCGCACTACCAGGCTGTGCTACACTCCGAATTAACTTGGAATCATGTGAGGAATATACGGAACAGCTCTCGGACCATATCTCTGTTGTAGAAGCTTTCTTGCTTCTTCGGCAGTTTCTGCGCCAACACGATCCTTGAACTCTCGTCCGTCTACTCTAATTGTTGCTTCAAATAATTTCATAATATTGGTTGCGGGAGCCGGATTCGAACCGACGACCTTCAGCTTATGAGACTGACGAAATACCAACTTTTCCATCCCGCGATAACTTTATTGAAACACACTTAAACCTTTCTTCAGCGTTTAGTCGCTATCTCCCTTACTAATCGGGCGTAGGGTATGTGCTTCAATAAAGTGTCTAGCTACCTACACCACATAGGCCCTAGACTGGGTGGTTGCCCCGTCCACACATTTTTTGCTTTGGGTTTAAGTTGTGTTCTCCCCCTAGGATATTTAAGGCACCTCCCCAACAGGAGACCATGGTAGATCTTATGCACCAGGCAGTTTCTATGGTGATTGCCCCACCCCCTGTGTATAACGGGCAAGGGCGCCCGGGGTCTTTTAGATTAAACCTTCTGTTGTTAGAGTAGCAACAACATCGTCGCTCAAAGGCACTTCTGTCTTGATATTCAACTCTAGAACTTCATCGTTGATCTTCTGTTTCTGCTTCTTGAGATTTTGAATCTCAGATTTAGCTTGATCGATCTGTGCCCGGCTAACAACACTTGTTGACACTGTGTCATCGCGGCCGTACAGGCTAGCACGACTGTCTTCTTTGCGATTGCGGATCTTTTCCAACTTACCGTTGATCACTGCAAGATCGCTTACAGGGCTTAGAGTTGACAATTCAGTCAACTGTGCAATACGCTTGTCAATAAACGCAGCCTTGGCTAATGCTAGATCAATTCCACAATTAGAATTGGCTGTACCCACAAGCCCGCGAATGTTGTACAATGCCAACAAGAGTTTTTGTCGACGACCGTCGTTAACGATCAATAGATCGTTGGCCTTTTGCATTTCTGCCTGAGCATCTTGAAATTCGTTGATCTCAATGCTGGTTTCAATTTTAATGCCTTTAATGGCTTCGTTGATGCTGTTCTGAACAGCGTTTGCTTTACGCAGGGAAATATTCATCTCGTTGTCCTTTTTTCTTTGTCCTAACTGTTTTTAGAAAATCCAATCTAGTATACTTGCCTTGTTCAATTTCGTTAAGAGCAGTGACAATAAATCCATGACCGCCAATTTCCACCTTGGCAGCATGTTTGTTTTTCAGTTCACGTGCTCGTTGAGCCGCCGCTAATACCATTTCAAATCTATCGCCGTATGCTAGAACTGCTGCTTCTGATGAAAGTTGACTATGAATCATATATTCCTTTAATTAAAAAAATGACGGGTCAATGAAAGGTCAAGTAATAGACCGGACAATGGACAATGAAGAGTTGTAGTCTTCGTTGACAATGTGCAAATAACAATACACAGAGGTCCATATATTTCCGATTAACAAATGACAGTCTTTGGGGTCGGATCACATAAACACGTTCCAATTTCAAGTTGGATTGTAAGTTCGGAGTAAGCATGAAGCTCACTTCGTTGTGTCTATCCTCATCTACCTTTCACTTCACCGGTTCAGTATTGCTACTGAACAAAACTATTATAACATTCTTTGCCAACACTGTCAACAATTTTTGGCAATATATGTTAACTATATTTGGTGCCCCTACACAGAATCGAACTGCAAATTACGGATTACAAAACCGTCGTTATACCATTTAACTATAAGGGCTTAAAACTGTGGTGGAAGTGGTCGGGATCGAACCGACTACCTACTGCTTGCAAAGCAGCCGCTCTCCCAAATGAGCTACACCCCCAACTTATTACTTATTATCTAATTGCTGTGCTTGATACTTTTCTTGAGCTTCTTTTAACTGTTGCTCATTCAGACCATGCCAGCCGATACAATCACCTGTTGGTGAACGGCCGCAACCGCACGTACCAATTTTACCTTCTAGATTTGCTCTTACCTGCATGTCTTTGTCCTTTTTAAAAATATTGTCCCAATTACTGTCAAAAGTTTTTAGAGGAACACTAAATGGTCTTGCTCTTGAACCTTTGCCCATAAATCAACCTCCCGACGACACAGTCCCAGAACTATGGGTGGTAAAGTTGCCACCGCCTTGCTTTCGTGATTCACGCTTAGGCTGTACAGCGGCACACAATTCTGCGTCGATCATTGCACGTTTCCATGCATTGCGATCTTCTACATTTCGAAATCCTGTAGACGCTAACATCATTTTAGTTAGGCTACTCATTTTATAAGTCTTAGTGGGTTTCATATTTTACCTTTTTAAATTAACTGGCGGAACGACTGAGACTCGAACTCAGAACCCGGATTACGCCGAGCGACAGATTAGCAATCTGCTCTAATACCATTATAGGACCGTTCCATAATTGGTGCATCCTGACAGGCTCGAACTGCCGACAGCCTGCGTGTAAGGCAGGAACTCTACCAACTGAGTTAAGGATGCAAACTATTCTTGGTGCGCAAGGAGAGACTCGAACTCTCAATCCTTTCGGCAATGGCTTCTAAGACCATCGTGTATACCATTCCACCACTTGCGCAAATCTCTAACTAACAATATACATTATATAGTCTAACCACAGGGCTGTCAACAACTTTGTGAAAAATATATAAAATAATTTGGTACCAGCGGAGGGGATCGAACCCTCTCAAGAACGCTAATCTGGCGCTAAAAGTCTTATAAGGACTCTCTGACTACCAAGTCTCGCTGGCATTAATTTTGGTACGACTGGAGAGACTCGAACCCTCAATCCCGAAGGCGGCAGATTTTAAGTCTGCTGTGTATACCATTCCACCACAGTCGCATTTGGTGCCGCCTTGAGGGATCGAACCTCATTCCTCGGTGCTTCAAACCGGTGCTATGACCACATCAGCTAAAGCGGCAAATTTGGGGTGAAGGGGAGAATCGAACTCTCTCTTACTGTTTCACAGACAGCCGTGCAGCCACTACACTACCAACACCATTGACTTTTTCTAACACATCCTTACGCATAAGGAAATGTCGTTGATTATCAGGACGATGGACTAAAAGATATTCAACGCCATCTATATTCTGAGTTTGACGAGAGTCTTCGCAGACTACTCGTTCGTTGTTTAAACGGTTTTTAAAAGTAATAGGTTTCATTTTTATATCTCCTTGATGTAGCCAACCCTTGCACTCTGCTTGGATTTTACGTAATAGAATTTTACTAATTTTGGTATCGCTGCCACGAGTTGAACGTGGACTTAGACCTTCGCAGGGTCTTGTGATATCTTTTCACCACAGCGATAAAATAAATACTTGATGTTAGACATCTTTTTAAATCGACGAACACAGCGAGCATTTACTAATGACGCTATACCTCAAGAGCATATTGACTCAATACTAGCAGCTGGTTGTTCAGCCCCTAGTAAGCAACGTGCATATCCTTGGCGTGTTATTGCATTAACTCAAAGCTATAACGCCCTTGAGTTAAAAAATAAACTGTTCTTAGACAGTTTCATTAATATGCCAATTCGTAAACATTTACTAACAGCTCAAGCACCTTTACTGTTAGCATGGATAGGAGTTCCTATCTTAGACAATTTTGACCTAGGTCTTGTTTCTAATAGTACTACAGTACGTGAACAAGGAATAAACGTATCTCCTAGATCTGCTGATCCTAAAACACAATATACTGTTCGAACACGTTCTGAAAAAGATACAATGATTGCTGCTAGTTTTTCTATGATACAAGCAGAATCTCTAGGATATCGTACTGCTTTTACATCATGCTTTTTCGAAGACCAAGCTCACAAGATTTTAGGTCTTGCAGAAAATGAATGGCCCATTGTGTTTCTATCTGTCGGCCAACCCGACGACTCTCGAGTTAGAGAAATAGTAAACGACGACGGGACAACAGTTGGGTTTTCTGACCCACGTCCGTTTCCGGAGCCACCTAAGTTGACTCCCGCTGAACTATCCACTATTATCTAATTGGCCGGTCCGGAGAGATTCGAACTCCCGACAGCTGGTTTCGAAGACCAGAACTCTTCCACTGAGCTACGGACCGATGTTCCCGAGATGCCGCTTACCCGCGACGGCACGATCATCAATGACCTTACAGGCGGCCGGCTACACTTACCGCGATGATCAGAACTCTGTGGCAGAGGGTGAAGGAATCGAACCTTCAATGACGGAATCAAAATCCGTAGTTATACCATTTAACTAACCCCCAACAAAAGGTTTTCTGAGAGCCCAACTATCCTCCTGGGAGGACTCGCTGGATTGTCTCGACAGAGCAAGTTTACACTACCGTCAATGCCGTCTGCGGTGTCATACAGCCGACCTAAACTGTACTAGGCTTGCGGGACTCAAACCCTGCGTCTATCTCAGAAACTTGGTGGTAATGGAAAGAGTTGAACTTTCACTGGGCACCGTATGAAGGTGTTGCACTACCGTTATGCTACATTACCATAAGTAAACACACTAGCCACCGCGATACCGCAATGCCGCAGGCTAGGCCCTAAAGACTATGTCCGTTCTTTCACTAATGTGTTTGCTTATGGTAGGGGCACAGAGAATCGAACTCTGATTAATAGGTTAAAAGCCTACTACTTTGCCGTTAAGTTATACCCCCATTATCTTATCACTCTTGTCACTTGTCATGACAGATCTCCTTTTAAAAAATTGGTAGCCAGTACAAGAATCGAACTTGTAATAAAGGCTTATCAAGCCTCCGTTATACCATTTAACTAACCGGCTGTATTGAATTTGTAAGTAGTTGCCCCATCGTTATAGCAACCATTCACCCGTGTAATAAACTCGAGCGGGACTCGGTACGTCACTTGGGATTCATCCAGTGTTCTCGCCTGTTGAGATTTCCAGGGAATCGAACCCTCACCTTCTACTAGCTCGGTCCTTCGAAGAAACCTTACTAGCGTGATTTCACTTGCTGACACTTACAAAAATTGGCGGAAGTAGTAGGATTCGAACCCACGGACCCTTTCGAGCCTTCAGTTTTCAAGACTGCTGCCTTAAGCCATGCTCAGCCATACTTCCTAAATTGGTACCCCGGGCGGGAGTTGAACCCGCATTTAAATTTCTCTTTTTGAGAGAGACGACTTTGCCAATTTGTCTACCGGGGCAAAAGAAAAACTCCACAGCATCGACTATGTCGAACGAGTGGAGAGCCAACCTGTTATGATATATTTTGTTTCTGTGTTAGAAACAACACCTCGATGGTAATGAGTCCATCCTGCAGGCCATATCAGTGTTAGACCTTTTTCTGCTTTAGTTGTCACACCTTGTAGTAAAAATTCAGTACCACCGCCATCTTCTATATCATTTAAATAGGTCATATATGCTAGATGTCGTGATGTGTATTCTTTAAAACCAGTATTTTCACAATGTTCATTATTGTAAAACTTACCAGGATCGTATCTTTGTATACGAGGAGGAGTCCATCCCCAGGGATGTATCTCCTTATAAGAAAAAGGATAAACTTTTTTATATTCCTCAATTACATGCCATAATTCTTTACAATATCTACTTTCAAACGTAGGATTGAATTTTTTCAAATCACAATCACGATATTGTTTAATACCCGAATTAAAATGTGAAGGGTTTCTTTCACCTTGTTCTACAATAGAATCACATAATTCTGGATCTATATACCAGCCTGCAATAAAATTGTTTAATCCATTTATTGAATGAGATTGTTTCATACTCATACTTATATAATGTTCATGGTACACCGTAGGAGAGTCGAACTCCTCTTACCGGGATGAAAACCCGGTGTCCTAACCGATAGACGAACGGTGCAAATTGTTTGGCGTACCCTCAGGGCCTCGAACCCCGAACCTCTGGTTTTGGAGACCAGCACTCTGCCAATTGAGCTAAGGATACATTATTTGGCTCCCCGGGGAAGGCTCGAACTTCCGACATCGGCATTAACAGTGCCGCGCAACTACCAACTGTGCTACCGAGGAATAAACTTGGCGGTCTGTGGGGGAATCGAACCCCCGTAAGTGGATAGACAATCCACAGTAATAACCTCTATACGAACAGACCTAAAATTGTTAAGCAACGCCACGGAAAGTGACACGGCACCTTTCCTGGCCACCGTACTGTGCTTCTGCGATACGAACAGCATCACCTGATGTCTGAGCATTTACTACAGTTTCAAATTGACGAAGACTTTCAGTTTGGAAAGCACCGCTGGTGCCGCCGCCATGATAAAATCCTACTTCAACATAAACACGATACGATTGCATTTGATTTCCTTTTAAGTTCACAGTATTAATAGTATAACACCGATCTAGAAAAAAGTCAACCATTATTTTGGTGGACGAGGTAGGATTCGAACCTACAGTGTTTCTTAAGTGGCGGATTTACAGTCCGTTGCCTTCAACCAATTCAGCGCACTCGTCCAATTTGTTAACACTCTCCGCTATGCTTTTAGACACCGTTCAAAGGTGAATGGAGAGTGTGTATTAAAGCACTCGTTCCCGTAATCTATTGCACTTTTGCGTTAGTCAACAAGTTCTTGAACCTGCTTTTCTCGCTGTTCTAGTTGATCTAGCATGTTATTCCTTGCAAACTTCTGCCAGATAAGTTTCCTTGTCTGTTCTTCTGTTAGCACAAAATTGTCGCTATGTTCAACTTCAAATAAATCTATCTCTGATTTCATGTTTCCGTTTCCAGAAAACAAAAAACCCCAGGGTTTTAATCCTAGGGTCCTTGAAGTTTGCGGTGTATGTTTTATTTTACACTACGGTCTCCCGGACCCTGCGAATCTCTGGTGTACGATCATATGATAGACTTCCACACTCGATCGATAACCAATTGGAGGCTATAACGCCTGCCTGTTTGGGCATCGTATTAAAGAGTTGATGTCTAACGTTTGATTGCATTTTGCTTTCTTTTTCCTTTTATAGGCAGCACCTTGCTGTCTATGTTTTAATTATACAGTTATTTAGTCTCTGTGTCAACCCCTATTTGCATTTCTGACAAAAAAGTTTTGACGCCTTCTTAACCAACTGTGTGTATTATATTGTCTTTTTATTTAGTTGTCAAATAAAATATAGGTACTTTATGTGGTATTTTTGCCACATTCAATCAAATGTTGTTTCACCGCTGATTAGAATGTGTTTGCCAATTTCAAAGAGTCCAACGCTGCCAGGCAGATCCATTGCTGCCACATGTATCTGGCACTCTCCGTCATTGTCAATCGAACAGGCTACAAATTCTTTTATGAGACCTTGATCAATTGCCTGTCTGATGAAGTCAACAACGTCCAGCATGGCCTTCTTTTGTTCTTCTTCTTGTATTTGTTCTTTACGTCTGCTGTTAATACTTACAACTTCCATAGTTGACCTTTATAGTAAATGATCGGCAACGCCGAGTTCGATTAATTCTTCAGCTGTTAGGTAAACATCACTGGCTGGTAAAAGTTTAGTTTTGATTTTGCTAGGAGCCATGCCTGTAGCTTCTTTTAAAATGTTAACCATTTTTTGATTGCAGATGTCATTCTCACGCATAGTTGCTTTGAGATCGTGATACTTGGCATCCATGTTTTCTGTAAACTGATGACACATGAAGCTGGCATTTTTGGCAGCGTATCTTTCTCCATTTGCTCCTGCGGCAAAAATTAGAAAGGCTGCGCTCATAGCAGTACCAACCGCAATAGTTCTTACAGAATGATGACTGGTACGCATAATGTCAATTAGAGCAAAAGCATCGTAGAGATTTCCGCCGGTAGAGTTTATGTAAAGTGTTAGAGTTTTTTGTTTTGAAACATCTAAATTTTCAAAAACAATCCACTTGATACATTCTGCAATATTTTCCTCAGCAATTTCTCCAATGAGAAAATGCACTGAATTTTCCAGTAATTTTACGCCAACCCGATCTCCAGCATTAAATTCGTCGATTTTTTTCACGGTTGCTCCTTGAACACTATTACTTATCATATCTAGTAATTATACTATCAGTTAATAGCAAACGCACCCACTGCCCAACCGATAACCGCAATATAGGTAAGATAATGCAGTGTTTGATCCAACCCAAACCAAATCCAAAACGATCGATCTGTTGGAGTTAGCCCTTTGCTTAATCGCTGTTTAGCCCAATCGATATGATAGTGTGCTAGGAAGTCTAAAAATGCTGCCCAAATTGCTATTTGCGGTGCAAGAAAGAACAATATCCAAAATGTAAAGACACCGTGAAACGCGGCATGATGAATGCCGCCCACTGCACCATACGTGCCCTTTTCTTGTAGCATATAAGGAAACTGCAATATAAAATCGCAGATAAAATGCTTGATTCCAAAAAGAGCCAACAGTAGCACGATCAAGGGAATTTCCGTCATTCTTCAACTCCGTTTCGTTCTTTGGTTAGCTCGCACATTAATAAAAAATGTTCGTAGGCCTTACGAACACCCTCATGCTTCATCAATTTATCTGCTTCTTCCTGCATGGCTTTAATTCCAGCTTCTGCATGATCTCTGGAACTACCATAGGTCAATGTACATAATTCATCACCGAACTCTTTGGCTAACTTTTCCCAGGCCTTTTTTTGACCTAGAGTAATCGCAGTACGCTGTGGCCGCATTTCGCTGGACTTACTAATTGACTTACAAATAGCATCTTCAGCAACACGACCTGCGGCAATCATGGCCGCATAGTTAGGGTCAATGTTGTACCGGCGACTTTGGCCGCCTGGGTACACCATCACAAGATGTGTGCCCTTAGAGAAACTGTCCAGGTACTCACTGTCATACTCACTCACAGGCACATACCTACGTCCCTTTTTTTCGTAATAGATTTTTTTCATACTGCTGCTTTCAATAACTTTCAATTGTTGCTGTGTTGTCGATGATGAATTCGCCAAACTGTTTATGTAACTGATCAAACGT